TTTTCCATCAGCTAGTTTTATTTTTCTTCTTTTCTTTTTATTGATAGAGAACTCTCCAAATCCATAAGGTAGTTTTGCTTTCTCACCTGTTTCTAATATATACTCTTTAAAGAATTCATTATAAGTGTAAATGATATTTCTCCATTCATCGTATGTAAGAGTTATAGATGGATGTTTTTTGCAGAACTGATTATAGTTGTCTTTGCTAGAGCTTCTCCAATCAATCTTTGTTCTCATTAATTAGTTGGTTTTGAGTTTGGTGATTGACCATCTATTCCTTCTTGACTAGTATCAGTTTTAAGATTGAAATACGTAGATAGAAGTTTTTGAGATGTAAGTTGTAGTACTTGTTGTTCTAGATATCCAGGAAGAGGAAACTCTTTATCTAATGGATTCTTACATAGTTCTTCAGTAGTGTATTCTGGAGTTCCGCATCCACATTCTGGATACATGATTTCATTTTCTACATCTTCTTCAAATAATGCAACAAATCTAATTGCTTTAAGTAAAGGATTGTTTACATATAAATATCCATTAGATATCCAATAGTATTCTTCTTTCTTGATTATAGGAAGCTTTAAAAGATTTATATATCTATTGATAGTTATTTCTTTTAACTTCTTTCCTACACCACTCATAGCGTTAATAGAATAAACTCCTTGTATTACATATTGGTAATTACCTTCTGATATACGTGGAAGTTTAAACTTAGTTCTAGCTATAGTACATTCATCTACATAATTGCAACATTCAGAAATAGGTACCTCTATCATTTCCAAACAAGGAATGGTAGTGAATAATGTATCAGTAGCCCAAAGTTTTCTTAAATTGGTTTCTCTCTTTATAAGTAATAAAGAGTTGTTTCTTATCTCAGATGCGATTGCTCTATCTGTAATAAGACTATCTGTAGAAAGTATCTTGTGGACACTTCTAACATCTGATACTAATTTTCTTAATGTTGCCATAATTATATTCGAGTTTCAAATTCAGCCACCTTCCCATGCTCATCATCATATACTAATGCTAAAGCAGCTCTTACTGAATGTACGTAATTATTATCTAAGTGCCATCTGTCTGTACCAGACAAGCTAGGCATTTGTTGTATTCTTACTCCCTTAACTTCTTTAGCCATATAGTGATGTTTGTCTCCTGTATGAACTTCTCTATATTTAGCATTTCCAAATGATTGGCTATACTGAGGATGTGTTGCAAATAATAATGGAAGATCTTCTATCTTACAGTTTCCATGATGCCATCCAATAAATGTATTACCTAATGTGATTCCTTTAATAACACTATGTTCTCTGATAAAATCTACATCAATATTTTCTTTGAAATAAACATCTAATGCGTGTGCTAAGTAAAAAGATTTAGTTCTATCATGATTACCTTGTACTAATACAACCACTACATGATTTGCATTCTGTCTTAACATATTAATTGTATCTACAAGAATAGCAAATCCTAATTCATATTCAGAACTATAATCCATTATAGTGTCTTGTGGAGTACCCTGTGTAGTTTGGTTTTGATAGTTATCAGTATGAAAGTAATCATTTGATATAGGTAACACTACAGTGTTTACATCGTAATTAGCTCTCACTTTGTTAATCAAAGACTGAGCCACATTAAAATATCTTAAAGCTCTTCCTTCTGGACTATTATCACCATCTACAGTTCTTTTAGCTAAGTGAAAATCAGATAGAGATATCTCTACATTTACATAATCTTTCTCTATAGAATAGTTTTCTTTAGTGATTGATATGTTATTTGGTTTGTAGTTTTGTAGGAATTTAGCAAAGTCTTCAGGAGAGTAGTCTTTTGCTTGTTTTAGTTTTGAAAAAACTGAGGAAGTAAACTTCCCACTTGGTAACATCTTAGACCAGTAGTTGGTTATGATGTATTTATCTAAGTTTATCTTGTGTAACTTAGCTAGTTCAATATCATTCTTTGGCTCATAGTCAGATATGATTGTACTTTCTAATGTACCTTTTTCAACATTAACTTTACGTTCTTCTGCAAAGTTTCTTGTTATATCTGTAGGTTGTTCATTATCTTTTTCTTTAAGTTCCTTCATGAGCTCACTCACTTCAAACTCACTTATTCCTAATCTTTCAGCATAGAATTTTTTACTTTTCTTCTGCGTTAATAACTCTTCTAATCGGTATAACAAGTGTTGATTTTCAGACATATGTATTTATATTAGTTAAAAAATATTGTAAAGATAAACAATAGTTTTTATATATTCCAAATAATTTTAGTTAGAGTTGTAATTATTTATAACCAAATTAGTTATAAAACAAAAACTCCCCAAGAAAAGTCTTGAGGAGAAACCTTGTAAAACCAACAAAACAAGGATTTTTTATTAAGGTAAAGTTGTAGTAGTAGTTGTTGTACTACTTGAAGTACTAGTTGTAGTAGTTGTTATTTCATCTACCACTATGTCTACATAATTAACGCAATCTCCAGTAGACATCACTCTAATTATTGTTGTATAATCTGGAACAGCTGCAGAAGGATATCCTGCAAGTAATGATGCTTTATCTACTCCTGAGTCAAATGATGATGTATAACCATCAAGATTTGAATATAAAATAAAAGGACCTGAATCAGCTCCAGCTGTTGTTAATGTTATTAATACTGTCATATGTTATTGATTTTAAATTAAAATGGACAAGGTCCTAGTATATTAAATAATACACCTCCTGGTGAGAAAACACTAGTTGCACAAATAAAACCTGTTTCATCTGGTCCATAAGAAACAGTAGTTATAACACCTGTTTCACAATCAGTTATAACTAAGTCTCCTCCTGTAACTGAATCATAAGAATAATAAGTACACACTCCTACGCAAGCTCCTCCTTCTGTTGTGTCTGCTGGAAAGTTATCACTAATTAAAGGAGATTGAGCACATATTGTTACTGGAGGATCTATTGATTCTACTGTAATAGTAAGTATAGTTGATCCACCACATGGTATATATTCTACTACATGGATGTCACCAGTAGTTGGTTCTATTAGATATTGTGCACATGTTACAGGTGCTGGTGTGGTAGATGTTGTAGTAGTACTACTACTAGTTGATGTACTTGTGCTAGTTGATGTACTGGTACTTGTAGATGTGCTAGTAGAGGTTGATGTGCTTGTAGATGTTGATGTTGATGTGCTTGTAGAAGTTGATGTACTAGTTGAACTAGAACTTGTAGTTGTTGAAGTTGGTGGTATAGTGGTAGTACTTGTTGTTGTAGAAGTGCTTGTAGAAGTGCTAGAACTTGTAGTGGTAGTTGTTGGACAACATACATTAAGTTGATCATATATATTCTCTATATCTTCTCCTATAATCATTACATCCTCAGTAATATTTGTTACAATCTCTGTAATTGAATTTACATCATCTGTAACATCACATATAATAGCATCAAACTTAGCAAGAATAGTATTTAAATTATCGCACGTGTTTACATCTGAACAAGGAAGCGGAGTGCCATCATATGTGATAGCACTCGTTCCTATTATTGTTGTATTATTTATGTTTGAGCAATTAGCCATTTTATAATTTTACTTAATGTTTATAAAGGTATACAATCTCCATTCACTGAACAACTTGAATATAAAATATTGTATGTACTATCTATAGTAGGGAAATATATAGGATTATTATTTTTATAATAAAACATTTGTATACTTCCTATTGCTGATGCACTAATACAGAAACCAGTAACTCCTGCATTTGTATATGCAAAATCTATATCTCCTCCATCACACGCACTTCCTTTTGAAGTAGTTATGTAAACTGTATTATTAGCTTTTCCTGGTGCAGGTGTATTTCCTGTAGCATCATCTAAATCTGTTTGAGCTACAATAACAGTCACACATGAACAAGCAAAAGGATAAACTGTTGTAGTAGAAGTAGTTGTACTTGTAGAAGTACTTGTAGAAGTACTGGTTGATGTACTGGTAGATGTAGAAGTACTAGAACTTGTTGTTGTAGTTGTAGAAATTCCAACACATGATCCACCAACACAATCAGCTCCAATTGTAATTAATACATAGCTATCACTTGCAGATCCTTGAGATCCACAAACATTTATAGTTTGGTTAGCAAGTATTGTTACATTTTCAATAGATGTATTTGAACAATCTTTATATGATATTAAATGAGAACTATCATCAGAATTATAAAAAGTTAAACACTCACAAGGAATAGCTGTTGTTGATGTAGTTGTTGTACTAGATGTACTAGATGTGCTAGTTGATGTTGTTGATGTAGTACTACTAGTTGGAGGAACACAAGGACCATTTGGTGTCACTATAACAGTTCCAGGAACAGTTAAAGGACTATCTGTTACAACACAAATGTTTGTATCTCCTGGATTTAATATAATAGCTTCTGGCTCTTGTGTTGTACAATCAGTAATAATTATAGCTACTGGTACATCTCCTGTATTATTTAATGAGAAGTTTTCACAAGGATGTATTGTTGTTGTACTTGTTGTAGTAGAAGTAGAACTTGTACTAGTAGTAGTTGTACAACATGTACCTAATTGATTATATATATTAATTATATCACCATTGATAATTGTTATCTGTCTAGTAATATTAGTAATTTGAATGTTTAATGTATTAATCTGTGTTAATAAATTACATATAATCTCATCAATCTTTTGTAATATCACGTTAAGTGTATCACATGGTTCAGCTGTCGTACAACTTAATGCAGGACCATTATAAACAATAGTACTGGAAGCAGTTAAATTAGTACCACATGGATTGTTACAACCACCATTAGTGATTGTAGAACTACATCCACAAGGAGTATTTATAACTACGTCTGTACAGCAAGGATTTACTGGTAAATATGGATATGCCATTTTATTGATTTATTAAGGTATATAGATGATGTAATAACAAGGAAGTGCTGGTTGAATATTTGTATGTGCACCATTTCCTCCTTGAGAAGCATTAGCTACTGTAACATTTGTTCCATTTAATCCTGTAACTTCTGTACTAGTATAAGCATGATTATTTGTGCTAGAACTTGTTTGTGTATTTATATTACTTGGTACAGAGACTGGAGTTGCTACACCAAATGAAGCATTAGAACTAGAACCTGCAAATCCTTCAATATGTTTATGTCCAGGATCATTTATAGTAACAGTAGCAAGGTGCGTATGATTTGGAATTTGTCCAATTGTTAATATAGTAGTATTATATCCATATACAGAATTTAATGCATAACTAGGATTACCAGGAGTTGAAGGATTTGTTCTAGCAGGAAGTGTTAAACCACCCATAGATCCATCTGTAGTACCTACACCAACTACACCTCTTTTGTCAGGAACACCAGGATTTCCTCCATTACAAAGATATATTTTTTCAAATGGACCTGTATCTAACCCTTTACCTGTACCATCAAAATTACCTGCTATAGGACCATAATATTCAACTACAGTGTAAGGAACCATTCTGTTATAATACTTTGTAAGATAACCTATATCATCTAAATATTGTTGAATCAATGCATCAAGATCATTTGATTTTACATATGTATTAGGTAAACTAAGTAATAATGCATTAAAAGAAGTATCTAATGCACAAAGTTTATTTATAACAGCTTGTAATACAGCATGTGTATCTGAAGAACTTGTTACACCTGTTAAACATCCAATTGTATAATCAGCATTTAATACAGCGAGTTCTGCCACAATAGCATCAACTTGTTCTTGAAGATCACAAGCAGCTTTAATTAAAGCATTGAATAAATCAACAGCTGTAATGTCTCCACATGTAGGAAGATATTTATCAACTAGGTTACAAATGATTTGAGGATCAATAACAGGTTTAATTCCTGAACCATCTAATGTAGATGTAAGGAATGTAATCAATGCTTGTTCTACAAATGATAATGAATCACCTGTTTGAATTCCTAGAACAGGAACATCTATTCCTGTATATTTAACACATCTGTCAGAGACAATCTCTGTACATCCGTTATAACAATTTGAGCAATTGGACATATTATTTATTTTTATTGTTAATTATTTATTAAACGTACTGATAATCCAAACACTTTTGAAAGAGTATTATTAAATATCTGACCAGAAGTGTTAGTTAATTTATATGTATTACCATCAGTAGATGTAGAGCCATCAGCTGCCCAGTGCACTGATTCATTACCTCTTTGATCAAACACACCTAAATTATTTATAAAACCTCCAGGAAATGCGGTGAATCCACTACTGTTTGTAGCATCTGTATTAGGAGAATTCCAACCCCAAGGTGATAGACCAATATCTTTCATAGCACCTCCTGCAACAGTATTGCTACCTAAGTAACTAATTAAAGTATTCCATTCTGCAGTGGTTGGAACATGTTTTCCAGCTGGGGCTAATCCTCTCGGATCATTTATAGCATACCAGTTATAAAGTACACTACCACTATTAGGATCATTATTATACCAACACCAAGCGCCTGTTGTTAAGTTTGCCCATGTAGTACTATTTGTAACTTCTGGTATTGGATCACCATTAGCATATTGAGTAACTCTTAAATCTGATTCATCCCAAGATTGTGTACCAATAATTACTGGAGAATCTGAAACACATAAACCTTCTGCTGTTATAATTCCTACAGTAACAACAGGAGAAATTCCAGAACAGAAATTTGACCAAGCATCAATAAAATTTGCAACTGAATCTGTTAATGTATAAGGAGTAGGAGGATCTAAACATTCACCAAGTTCTATAGTTGTTTCAAGTAATGGATCTATACCTGTAAGATCCCAATTATATTGTTGACAATAATAAATATTAAATACAGCACATTCTGGAGCTTGTGATGCTCCGTTTAAGCTTTGTCCTACATTTGCAACAAGAGTTAATACTTCTGTATCTAAATTAAGACTAAATATTTGACCATTGTTATCACAAACATGTATTACTCCTGCATCTATATATAATCCCCAAGGATCAGTTATAGAAGAAATATTAATATCTACAAGTATTGCTCCTGTAGAGTAATCATGTATAGTTATGTATGTATTACTTGTTATATTATCTACGTAAGAACAAACTAATTGATTTGATGTAGTGTAAATTAAATCTCCTGAAATATCTCTATTAACAGGCATTGGGAATTTACTAGTTATTCCTGCAGTTGTAGTAGTTATATCAACTTCAACAATGTCAGTTCCTATTGAACTAACTAATGTTACATCATCAATTGCTGTCATACCTGAACCAAATAATCCAGAAGCTAGATTTATATTTCTATTGTATGTAGCTGCAAATGGACAGAAATTATCTATATCATATTCAGATATATCTGTTTGAGTATATAACCATAGTTTGTTTGATGTATTTGCAATATCCCCAGTTACAGGAATAGGTCCTGTTATTTGTGATGTTAAATCAGTTGTTGCACCATCTTTATATATAAACACCCCATTACCTCTACTAAATAAAGGAAGACATTCTGTTACACAGAAAGGTATTCCAGTAGTAGTAGTTGTTGTTGTAGAACTAGTTGATGTACTTGTACTGGTTGATGTACTAGTGGAACTAGAGCTTGTAGAAGTAGTACTACTACTAGTAGAACTAGTTGTGCTAGTTGTACAAGAATTTGTTTCTATCACTACAATATTTGCCGATACATTAAGAGGTATAAATGTCTGTATACAAACACTTGATGTTCCTTCTAATAATATTGTTTCTGGTTCTCCTGTATCACAATTACCAATTAAGAATGATTCTAAAGAAGTTGCAGTGTTATATAATATATATGATTTACAAGTTGTTAATGTAGTTGTGCTAGTTGTTGTAGGATTTGCTACTATAGTAACATCACAAGGTTCCTCTAAACAACGTTCTGGTTCATTACATCTACTAATACATCCTAATGTAAGACGTATCACTCTACTAGCTATCATCTTAACAGAGTACTTATATACATAGTTAGGATTACAATACTTATACATAAGTATTCTTCTATAGCCTATTAACTGAAGAATGTCATCAGCAGGTACTGGTTTATTTAACATATATGATATGTTATTATATAAATTATTGCCAAGCTCTGCTAACTTACAATCTATCTTTTTAAGTAGAGAAGGTATATCAGCACATTCTGGGCAATCATTTAGTCTTGGTGATAACATAGTATTAATTTTTTATTTGTTTACTTTAGAAGCGCAGGTACCACATAGTCCATTTTTCAATTGACATCCACACCCCACATTAGCTCCACATGAATTACATTGTGCCATAATTAATAAAAGTTTATTAAGTAGTTGTTACCTGAACAACCACAGTTGGTTCTTAAAAAGTTATCTAACATATTATCTGCCTGAACATATAATGTATTTGATTCATATTCTGCACAGTTATTAGCTGCTGCAATAGCTCCTTGAATAAAGAAGTTTATTGTATTTAATGTAACACTAGATTGTGTTTTAAGTGCTCTATCACACTCCATCATATTTAATTGTAAAAACGCATTGTCAAACTTCTCTTGAAGTCTATCAACACGTAATATTGTTTTCTCCACATAGTTTGCATATGCAGGAGCAACAGAATATCTTAATCTGTACACTCCATCTGGAAGTGGTTGATTACAACCAGGATCTGTAATTCCTAAATTAGAAGATGTAAATACATTTAATTGGTCAGGAACAAAAGGTAATATCTTGGTTCCGAATCCTGGTATTTCAATCTCAATAGATGGTGCTGAGACCACTGGAGGATTGGTAGGATATACAGAAGCATCTGCAACACCAAGAGTATTAACATCGTAAGTAGATACTACTAGTATATCTAATTGTAAGTTTGCCATGTTGTTTTTTAAATAAATATGCCAGAGGAATGTGAGTTATCCTCTTTCCCCTGGCATAGGTTATTATTAATTTCTACTTCTTAATACTTAAGGTATAGCAGGAGTAGTTGTTGTTGTTGTAGTAGGAGCAATAGTTGTAGTAGATGTAGTAGTGATACAAATGTTATTATCTGGAACAGTTCCTAAACCAGCTTCTAAAATTGCTTCAAATGCAGCAGTTAAGTTGCTACCACCTTGAGGAACAGCAAGAATCACTGTAGAATCTTCCATGATATAATCACCCCATTGGTACTCAGATTTGTTATACTCGTTGAATTTGATATAGAATGTGTTGTACATAGTACCATTAGATACCCAAGATTCAAAGTTCTCGTTGTATCCATTCATTCTATATAAGTGTTTCAAGTAACCTGCTTGGTAGCTGTAGAAGTTTTTCTCTAATTGAGCAATCTCTGCAGATGTACCAGTAGGATAAGAAGCACGTTGTTGAATTGCTTCAGTAGCAACAATGTTACAAGCATCAGCAACAATAAAGTCAGCAGTAGTAGCTGGACCAGCATATACAAATGTTCTGAAAGATAGTCTATCATATTCAAATGGGAACGCTGCAATATCACAAGGTTGTCCATATACAGTTAATGGTTTTCCTGTAATACGTAAGATAGTTCCACCGATGTTTTCGAATGTATAGAACGTGTTAAAGCTAATGTTATCAGGGTTGTTACCTGGAGCTTGTTGTGTTAATTTATTGATTAATAAATCAATAATAATGTTTGGATCCACAGTATCACATGGATTGTCAGCACAGTTACAACATGGAGCTTGGATAGTTACTGAACGAGTGAAACCATTGAAATACAAAGTATTAATGTAGCTAGAAAAACCACGTAAAGTTAACGTGATGCTTTCTCCACATTGTACTAAGAAATCAGTTACATCAGTAATTTGATTAGCAGCAGTTGGACATCCTGTTACTTTGTACCATTCTGTTACGTTAGAGTTGCAACCAGATCCTGAAGGACATCCTTTGATCTTATCAGATCTTTTAGAACCTTGTAAGTAAGTGTTTGTTCTACCTTGAGCTACATAGAAGTAAGGAGAAGCAGCAATATTCAAAGCAGTAGCTACTGAATAATCGCTTTTAAAAATTCCCACAATACCTGGATCTAGGTCTTGAGTTGAGCCAGAGCTAGGGACAGCACTCTGCCCTACTGGAACCACGAATAACGTGGTTAATGAAAAATCAGCCATTTTAATTTATTTAAATGTTAATAAAGTTTATTCGTTTGTTTGTATTCTGTAAGCTGCATTTTGTACAGCAGATTGGTTTTCAGTATACATTGCTAGATTCTGTACTGTAAGATCTAACAGTTCATCTTCTAAATATAATTCAAGTTCACAATCTTGATCAAATGATGGAGTTCCATCTAACATGATATATCCTGCTTTATTTATATATAGTGGATATCTCATGTACATCATGTAAACTTTAGTTGGGATAAATGTACCATCTGTAAAATAACTTATTTCATCTGATGATAAAGAGTTGAATGTTTCTTGGTATTCAAAACTTGGTCTATAATGATCATTGTTTAATATAAACTGTAGATCACCATGTTTAGCAAGATCTCGATTAATCCAAATCTTTCTATCTTTACATCTACCTTTGTCTGCTAGTATATATGAATCTATGTAGAACATATATTGTGGACTAAGCTCATGTACATACGTACACCATTGATTCAATTCAACATTCTTTAATGTAAGATCTAAAGGTTGATGATTGTAATTCATTATAAGACTTTGTAAGTCTTCATAACGTTTTTTAAATGAATCTTGTCCTAATTGACTAGCAACACTTATTCCATCAATCTTTTGTTTTATCAACTTAATCTGAGCTTCATTCAGAGCTAAGATTTTGTCTTCTAGTTGAATCTGTTGGTGCTCATTAGTTGATAGTTTATTTAGTTTCTGATCGATCTTATACAATAAACTATCTACTGGTATCATATGCTTTTATATTTTTAAAACTAGCCTCTTATACAGAAGCTAGTTTTTTAGTTTTCAATTTACCTTCTAATGTTAATAACTCATCTTGGTTATCATCATCAGCTAGGAATTTAATTAAATCTTGTTCATCTTTAGCAATTTCAAATTCACCTTCGTAAACTTTACCATTTGGTTTAACTCTGTAAACTGAATGTGTAATTGCTTGTTTAATTAAATCTTGTATATGGAGTAAATTTTCTTTCATGTCAGCAAATCTATTGAACACTTCAACTGGATTCAATCCTGAATATTTACCATTTGTGAATTCTGTTTGTTTCAATATGTTATCTACTTGATTATAAACAACTTCTTCCATTGTGTCTTCTGATACTGGAAGACCTAAAAGTCTTGCAACTTTACGTTTCTTCTCAGGAGTCATAGAATCAAACTTAACAATAGCTTTGTTAATCAATTGTTTTTTCTTGTAGATCACTGCATTTTCTATCTCATCATCTACAACATAAAATTGTGTATCTGCTGGATATTCTCCTCTTTCCCATGCTTGGTGAGAAGATGCAATAGTTGGATGTACTCTTAACCATGAAAAGGCTATCTCTTGGAAAGGAACTGATAGATCAAAGTAATTATCACCATCTAATAACTTAACTGGTTGTACGTGTGTTTGATCATCTGTAGAAGTTGATAACCCATAATTCCAAAACTTTGAACGAGGTCCTAAATCAATATCACCTAATTCATTTTCAAGTCTTGCTTTAAGTTTAGTTACTCTTTCTATTTCTAACTCTCTTTCAGTTGGATCTGCAATTCTTTTAATGTAAGTAGAGTCTGGATCTAATCCTGTTCTATACTTTCCATCTAATTCTTTATAAGGATACTTGAATACTCCTGTTCCAGGAATTCTTGTAAATCCTTTTTGCGATAGTCCACTGTCCATTGTCTGCAGTTGAGAACTGTTATACTCACGTTTTATCGTAGAGATTTTGCCTGTTTTACCCATAATGTAGTTTAATTAAATATTTGGTTTATTTTAGTAGAGTGTCCCCATTGAAGGGAATGCGACTGGGAAACCCAATCCATCACTCTGACACTTAGTTACGTTGCTGTGCAAGAGGCTTGACTAAGTAAGGTTGAGAATCATCCCCTCTGGGAGGGAGAGGAGGTGAGGGGACTCATCTCGGAAAAAAGAGATGTGTGCTGTTCTATAATGGGAAGCAACACATCTACTATTTTGTTATTAGAATTGTGGGATTTCCTCGATCAACACAGTTCTAGAAAGATCTTCAATAAATACATCACATCTGTCTTTCATCCAGATTTCGTATCCTGGGAATTTGTTAGCAGAACTCATACCTTGAGATTTAGCAAAACCTAAGTGGTGACGAGTACCATCAATATAACCCCATGTCATAGAAGGAGCACCTTTCATACGTACTTCTCTAATGTTGTTTACCATTGATCCATCAGACATTGGAGAAACATCAAACACCATAAATACTGGAGTAGATTTTTTGTTTTGTCCAAATTCTAAGTTAGATTGTGGTAAATCTAATTCTTTTAAGTGAATCAATTCAACACGTCCAGTCTCACGAGTTACCATTGCATCAAATGCAAAGTTGTAAGTGATGTGTTGTCCTTCTCCTTGCATATATCTGTTTCCAGAATCAGCCATGAAAGTAAGACCTGAATTTAATGCATCTGTTTTTAAAGCTTGTTGGAATACATCGAATCCAGCTTCATTAGTATACATCTTAACACTTCTATCTTTCACATCCACTCTTCTGTAGAATAAATCTCCAAATACAGAACGGATTAAGTTAGCAGAGAATTCACCTCTATTGTATTGTACTAAGTTTCCATTGTTTCTCATTCTGTGGTATACACCAGCAGATGTTCTTTTCAATTCTTGTTTAGAACCATTAGTTTTAACTGTACCTGGCTTAGCCCAGATCATACGTTTAACTTTTAATTCCAACATAGACTTACGCATCCAGAACTCAATGAACGGTTCCCATTTAACATCATTACGAGTTAAAGGTAATTGGTTTCTTCTTTGTGGAGCATAAACTAAGATGTCTAATGGTTTACCAGAAGAATCTCTCATCATTTTATCATCAGCCCATTCAGTGATTTTGTGCTCATATCCATATGCAGAACCTAAAGATTCGAACATTGTGATTTGCTCACCTAATCTTGGAAGACCTAATAAGTCTTGATCAAACTCACCAATAGCAGCATCAACTAATTCTAGTTCAACACCATATTGTAAGAAGATAGGATTAACGAAATCAACTTGTGGGTTATCACTTACTAATGTAAATGTATACAAGTAACCCATGTTCCATGGCTGAGGATCTTTGATTACATAGAATCTAGGACCGTACTGACGAGTACCTACAGAAATGATTGCGTTTTTAGAGAACTCATTAGTATCTAATATTAAAGAGAACTCTTGACCATCGATACCAGTTTTACCAGCTAAGATAAGATCTTGCGTAGAAACAGGAATGTCAATGATTTTTGGGAATTTGTAAGGAACAGCGATTTGCCATTTCCATGCATCACTATTATTATCGATGTAATAAGGTGTGCTTTTGTTGATCATGTCTAAGAAGTCATTACTATACAATGAGCTCTGAGTATATAAAGAAATGATTTTCTTGTCATAATCAGCAGGCTCAGTAGAGTGAAAACTTTCCAAGTGATTTGAGTCAGTAAGTTTTCCTACCGCACGTTTGTCCATAGACGCTACACGAGCATAAGTAAAACCTGTTAAACCTGGGATTGTTTGAATTGCCATTGTTTATTCGTTTTTGTTATTAATTAATTATTTTTGTTATAAGAACCATGAATTAGGATTAGATTTAGAACCACCAGTAGCAGCAACTGTTTTAGCTTTTGTTACTTGTCTTGCAACTTCTCCAAATAACTGGTTAGACTTTTTAGTCACACCTGTTCTTTGTATAGTTGATAATGTAGGATCTTTTTCTAACATTTTAAGTAGAAGTCCAATCTTAACTTTTTGTGCATGGTTCTCTGGTCTTTTCAAATCCAGGATAGCACGATCAAAGTCAGTTAGTGTTTCTCCTGTAGGAGTTTTCCACTTATCAACTAATAAGAAGTCTTGTAGTTCACCTGCTAATTTTGGATTGATAGGAATCCCATCAAACTCTTTATCTTTAACCTTATCTTGTAAGATTGATTGTACGTTACTTATGTACTGATTTTTAACAGCTTGTTTCTGTTGCAACTCTTGTTGAGCGTTAGCTTCCATTTGTTGTAACTTAGATGCTTCTTTTTTAACCAGCACTTTGTGATGTTTAGTTGCTACGCTTTCTAAATCACCATAGTTTTTAAGTCTTTCAACTTCTGTGTCTACATCTTCTGGATCAAATCCTTGATCAGACAAAGCTTGTTTCATTATCCTCACTTGATTATCCTCACTTGAAAGATCCATCTCAGCAAAGTTTACAACTTGATTATAAACACCAAAGTAATCTTTTGGATTAACTCCTTTTACAAATATGGCATCAAAAGCTTCTTGGTAATCTTCTCCAAATTGTCCAATGAAATTTTGTACTAATTCAGAAGCACCTTTTTTCTTTTCAGCATTGAATCTTTCTAAGAAATCTTCTGCGGTAGTTACTGGTTCTTGATCTTCATCATCATCATTGGTGAATACACCTAGTTTATAAAGATCATTTGCAAGAGCAGTGAATTGTGTTCCTTCATTACTATCGTCCTCATCATCAGCATCATCATTAGAAGTTTCTGCAACTTTCTTTGCTGGTGCTTTTACTGGAGGTGTATCTTCATCTTCTTCATCATCATCTTCATCATCACTTAAGAAGTCAGAGATCATTGATTGTCCATCTAATTTCTCTTCGTCTGTTTTACCATCAACACTTTTAGGAGGAACAATTTCCTTACCTTTCTTAACCTCTGGTGCTTCAGGAGCAGCAGGAGCATTAGCGTCTTTAATAATTGCAGTTACATCCTCTGGATTAGAAGATGCTGTTTCAGGAGAAAACAAGTCATTTAACAGTTCTTGGTTACCCATTCCCATTTCCATAGTATCTTGGATACTAAAGTTACTTAGGTTATCTAAATTATCAGCCATATGTAGTTGTATTTATGTTTGGTTTATTTATGTAAAAGTATAATAAGAGTTTCTAATATCAAAGTGTTATAGATCAATGTGATCCAATTTTCTTGATAATATAGCATTAACATTTTTATCTCCCCTTTCGAGGAGAATTTTTTTAACCTTTTTTGTTATTTCTGCCCTTAGCATTCTCTTTTGCAACAGCAAGATCGTTTGCCATATTCTCTCTAGCCACTTGTATTTTATCTCTTTCTATAGCCATTTTATCAGAAGCTTGTTTGTTCTTAGATTGAATATCAGCCATTTTTGTTACATAATCTTTAGCAGCTGTTTCTTGATCATGAGCTAATCTACTAACTTCCAATACATCAGGAATAGTGTTTTCATTAACATCTTCACTTTGTACATTACCAAATCCTGTAGCTTGAATAATAGCAATCTTCTCTTTAGATGCTCTATCAAGTTCTCTTTGATAATCATCATGAGCTTGTTCTTCTTGTTGTAACTGAATAGCTTGTTGTAATGCAGCTTGTGATTGTTCTTGTTGCTGTTGAAGTTTTTGTTGTTCAAGTTGTTGAGCTTCTTGCTGTTGAGCAATCTGTTGGTCTCTAAGATCTTTAAATGTTTTCTTAAGTTCTCTTTGAGACTTAGAACTATAAAGTTCCACTACATCATAAAGTGTGCCACCATTCTGAATAATAGCTTGAGAAAGTTGTCTAAGCTCATTAAACATTTGCGTATCTTCAGGTCTATTAGTAAGGAACACTTTAAGATCTCTAAATTTAAGATCTGTTCCATTCACTTGTACAAATGCAGATTCTCCTTCATTTGTAATATATGATAATGTAGATTGAGGTTTAACACTTTCTATGTATAAAGCAGCATCTATAATACTTTGATATAACTGTCCCATTACATATTCGTGTGCCACAAATAGAGGCTCTGTTTGGGAATAACTTTGTTGCATAGCAGTGTTAGTACCTGTAGCACTTTCAGAGGCAGAAACAGATCCCATACGCTGTCTAGACATACCTACAAGTTCCCAGCATTCAGCTTTAAGTTGTTGTGCTAATGTATATCGAGATTGTATCTCCTGCGTACGTGTAAGATCAAGAGCTGTAAACTGATTGAATGAACTAGGAGATTTTAAATTCTCTGGAGAGTCATCAATAAATACCACTCCTCTATTACGTGCTTCCATTTCCCAGATATCAAGAGCATCTTGTGCATCTCCATCTTTAGGAATAGGAATATGTCTTAATGACATAAGCTGAACCTTACCTACCTCTTTCTCTAGAAGTTTGTACAATTGGTTCATACATACGTTATATAGCACTTGGAAAGGTTTCATAAGATCTACTAAAGACTTAGCCTCTGTGTTCTTCACCTCATATGTTGTACCTATAATAGGACAATAGTTTAATAATTTAAATGGTTTGATGTGATAGATATCTGGACCAATCTTAGTTCCTTGATACCATTCATTAATCCATCCCCACTCTAATGATTGTTGTGTAGGTATAGTTCCTGATTTGTAAGTTTCATCAACTAACATTGATTGCTCATTACCCATCTCATCTATATAGATAAGCTTACCTATCTTTCTTTTAGATATCCAATAACTACGTACAACAACATACTTATATCCAAATGAACTAACGTTATTAGTTAGACCTAAAAAGTCTTTTAGTCCATCATTGTTCTCTTTCATCTCTGATTCAATAATCATTCTTGTTTGTAATACAAGAGGGTCAAATGTATCATACATTACAGAATCTTGTCCAGGAATAGCATCTGGATTACCAAGGTTTGATTCTCTAACATTGATCAATCCATAATCCTGTAATGAACTACGTAAGTGATCTATTTCTTCTTTAGTAAGATCAGGTATACTTTCAATAATTTCTGAAAGTTCCATAACTTGTACTGTACCAGCAGCATAAGCTCCTTGAGCTCTCCCTGTGGGATCTGATATAAACTTTCTATCAGGGGTAGTAAGAAACCAAGTGTTCTTTGGGTTAGCCACCTCAATATTAAATCCAGTTTTTGAATTGTCTTCATATATATGATAGAACTCTCTAGCAGAAATCAGTAAATCTCTAAAGGCATCTTCTGATTTTTCTTTTAAATTAAACTCGGCTTTTTGACATGTAAGAACATGATTAGCCCATTTCTCTGCAACAGATGTATAGCTATCTAGCTGATCTTTAACCTGTTCCATTGTTATTTGATCTAACTGTTCATCAGGAAGTTCAATTCCCTGCATTAGAGATTTTTCAATGATTTGTTGTTTAACTTGACTGATTACATACTGTTGTAATGTATCTGTTTTAAATTGTAGTTCTTCTGCTTGACTATCATCATCAAAAGCTTTCACTCTAAATGTATCAGGTCTTTTACTGATCTCACCTACTAATTCATTAACAGGAGTGGTAACAATAGAATACATCTTCACGTATGCAGGAAGTTCTAGATCTGCTGTAAGCACATCTGTAAAGCTTCTCACTTCAGGCTCCTGATAGAAATCTTCCATACGTAAGATTCCTTTCATAAGATCATAGTTCTTAACAAATGTATCTCTATTCTTTACATACTCAGCATATGCTTTATTGGAGAAATAATCCATTGTATTCTTAATCCAACTCTCATCTTGTTTTTCCTTCTCTGTTTTAAACTGATCTGGGAAGATGTTAAGATAGGCATACCTGATGGTTGCGTCTTTTGTATATCTAATTATTGCCATTATGTAAACAATTTATTTTTTGGTGTGTTAAACATTGGTCTGTTTTCTGTAAACAGTCTATTCTTTTTGTTCTTAGTGAACATTGATTTTATTCTTACGTCTTGTTCTCCTCCTATTTTTCCCATAATAGGATCTAGTTTCATAGCAAGAGCTATTGCAAGCTCTGCAGCAATGATTCTATCAAAGTTACCTGATTCATTATACTGAATCATTTCTTCTAGTAATACAGGATCAAATATCTTTGCTATACCTTTTATCTCAGACTTAATGTTTCCATCTTCATCTTTCTCTGTATGTACCACTTCTTCTGAATACTTCTTAAGACATCCATGTAAGAAGTCTCTAATTTTTTCAGAAGATCTGTGTATTCCGTAATCCCTTCTAACTGTGGTGTTTGGAACTATTTCTTTCAACCAGTCTGGTTGTCTTTCTAAATAATGAGCATCTCCTTTAGCTATCATGTAGTCTATGAAAGAGATTTCATCATTCTCACATAGAGCTCTAGCATTGTAATACTTAATAAGATAGCGAGCTTGTTCTTCCCATGTTTCTTTCTTATCTGGTCTAGCACAATAGCTAGCTACAAACATATCTTGATACTTCTCTCCAGAAATAGCATGCATACGTTTGTATATATAGACAGATCCTAATGAGCTAGAATAAGCAGATTTACCTTGTCTATAAGGGTCAATTCCTGCAACATATAATCCATATGGAGGATCTGCTATAGGAAACTCATATATCACTACAGGAGCATCTTTCTGATCACTATTCTTAAGAGGAAAGTTTGATATAGGAAGTTTATCTGTAAACTCATGTCTCACACCATCACCATCATCATATAAAACAACAGGTGTTCCTGTTCTTTCTTGCATTAATAGTCTGGTCTTCTGACGTTTAGCTGCTTCTATATCAAATATGTTTGTATCTTCATTCAAGAATATATCATCCACTTCTTGTGGGTAATACATCTTCTCTTTTAAATAAGCTAGTCTATCACCAGCTTTCTTTAATCTTTCAAGATTGTCATTTGTAATCTTATCTGCTGTCTCTTCATTAGAGACTAACATCTTTACATTATGTAACTCAGAATCTGCTGGTTGTTCTAAATAAGCTCCAAGAGTGGAATCTTCTTTAGCTTCCATTCTATATTTATGTGAAATGAATAGTCCATGAATTCTTTGATCATCCTTAGCACTATTGTATTCCAGAAAGTTAAAGTTCTGAACGTCAAACATTAAGCTCTTTGCGTCCATGAAGTTTTGCATATCTCCACCTGTACCTGTAAGAATTGGAGAACATCCCCAACCAAATGGTGTGGTGAAACCTGGTGTTGCAGCTTGTAGTCCTCTGAGGAAATTACCCTTACCTATCTCATCAATAATAAGCCTTCTTGGTTTTGTACCTGCAATAGCCTCTTCATTATTACCACCATCTAAGTTACGAATAAGGATCTGAGAAAAGGGGATTCTCTCTCCTGCTTTTGTCTTGATCCCTAATGTAACTTGGTTTTTCCAGTTGTCTTCTACCCTCTGCCATCTCCAGGCTTCTGGTAAGAAGTTTAATCCTTTGTCAATCTTATCTGTGATAAGCTTTATATCGGGAGCATTCAGTCCTGCAATAATGTTCTGGGAGTTCTCATCGAACGTTGCACCATGACCTATATAGGAGCTCTCAATTACTGACTTAGCTAAACGACGAATACCTAGTATCACTAGGCCTTTCTTTTCTGTGTGTGCTCTATCTATTTCGTTTGTTATAATCCACTCGTTATCACGTAGATATGGATTAGCATATTTCTGTGATATACGACCTCTGTCATCTATTATATCTACCTCTGTATTCCAGAAGTTTAAATGCCAATATAGAAAAGGATTGATATAAACTCCTCCCATTGTACAACCATCGATGCACAGTTGTTTATGAAAAGCATAGAATTCCCTATACTCCTCTGAATCTTTTGAGGGAACTCTCTTCTGGTTGATAAACCAGTCTTTATAATCAATACTTTGTAATCCATCCATTATTTTCTACCCTTTAAGAAATCTTCTGCCATACTTCCTAGCTCAGCACCACCTCTTACAGGTACTACCTTTGCTTCTTCTTTTTCTCTGAGTTTCTCAACTTGCTCTAATAGAGCTAGATAGTTTTTCATTGTCTCTTGTACAAACTTACCTTGTGCTTCAATAGATGCAATCACCATAGGCATTGCTCCACCAGCTTTGGTTTCTTTCCATTTGATTCTATCCTCTAATGTATGTAAAGGATTAGCATCAACGTATTGCTTCCAGGTTGATAATTGTTCTTCAGCCCATTCAAGTTCTGCTGCTATATATGTAGTTTTCTTTAATGCCATTGTTTTGTTTTTTAGTATTCCTCCTCTTCAAACATGCTGTCTAAATTCATGCCATCTTTTATAATCTCCTCTATTTCCTTATCATCTAAATGAGGCCCATCTATGTTGAGTTCTATTTCATACTTCTGTATAGCATATAAAAACTCTCTGTCACTCACACCCCATACATCTGAATACTCATCCAATGCTGTGGAAATATGTCTTCCTATATTATACGTAGGATAGGCTTTTTGCAAGCGTACCAATGTCTGTATAATTTGACGATAATAGTTAGGTTGTTTTGCCATTATATTAAATCATTTATATCATCCTCAGATAGAGAAGGCTTATCATCATCTTCTATATCCACTTCTATCTCCACTTCAGTATCATCTGACATGTATTCAGGCTTCACTGTTATCTTTATAACATCAATTGATCCTTCTTCTCTTTCATCTTGCTGTCCTGATATATCAATAAAGTCAGCTCCTTCTTCAAATAGATTTGTAAGAATTGTAATAAGACCTTCTAATGGAATTTTACGTAGTGTGTTCATCTGGTAAGGATTGTGCTACCCATTTCTTTAATGGACATTCGCATGTTAAACATTTTGTTTTAGCAGACAGTGTACATCCACATTCTGCACAATGTGCATCTGGTCTTCTACTCTTATAATCCTTCTTATTAGAAGAATGCTCATCACATACATTACATATAGCCAATCTTTCTTGACTAACATGTTCTATAAAAGCTTTTTCGTTCTCTTCAGGTAGAAGATGATTCTTCCATCCCTCATATATCTGTTTTAGACTCATGCATTTTTGGTTTTAATGTTTTGATATCTGTTAATGCTGTATTCAATCGTAGTTGTGTGGAGTGTTTCTTCTTATCTGTAACATCTGGATCAGCTAATGTATTCTCATAAGCTTGTTTCATTTGTAAAAGCTTATTATATTGTGTAATGGCTTTTTTCTTATTGAACAAAAACTTACCAAACCCAGAAATCTCTATTGTATCATTTGTATTAAGAGCATCATTAGCAGAATCAAATTGATGATTCACCACTTGATCAATTGTCTTCTCTGATATGACCATATTAATCGACATCCTTTTGATGATCCACTCCTTCAATGACATTGTTGATGGCTTCTCCATGTACTAGCTTTATTTCTAACGTTAAATCTTTCTTGAAATCAATAACAATAATAGGATTCACCTTCACCTTACCATTCTCCTTAATAAATATACCTATCTTCTTAAGCTTAGAGATGATGTTGTTAATAGATGGAGATGTACTATTATATGTCTTACAGAATTCTTCTCTCACATTAGCATATGTAATGTTCCCTTTAATAGCTGTAAAGGATATGAGTTGTATTTCTCTTTCTGTTAGATGTAGATTGTTTATAGCAGATAGTATAGAATAGTATTTCTCTGCTAATTGTATATCAGTCTGTACATCCTTCTTAAGTCTTTGTACTATCATAATTTAGTTTTCTATTTTACAAAGATAGAAAATAAAAATATACAATCAACATATATAGATAAAATATTTATTCCAATGCTATATTATGAAATATTTCTCTATAGATGTATAGAAGATAACCAGGCCCAACCACCACCCCAAAGGTATAATATAATTCTTATACATTCCAAATTTTTTTTCTAAAATTTTTTCCAAAATTATTACACCCCCCATGTGTGCAGGAAGTTAGACCACTTCCAATCAAAACCC